AATGATTATCGTGAACCCAGATGCTTACACATGGTACGAGTCACCGCGTCTATCACTACAGACAAACCTAATCTCAACAGGTCAGGTACAGGTCGGCTATTACGGCTATGGAGCCATCGCCACGAAACTAGCGGCTGGCGCATACCGTTACATGGTTGCGTAATATAACCAACTAATCATGGGGGGAGTTCTGCTCCCGGGATTCCCCCCAGTCGTTTAACGAGAGGACTAGAAATGGCAACAATAGTAACTGCAGCCGAACTTCGCTCGGTGCTGGGCGTTTCTAGTTCTCTCTATAACGATGCTTATTTAACAGACGTTATAGACACAGCAGAAGCGGTTATTCTGCCTATGCTTACTCGATACTCAAGTCCCATAGATGTAGTTTCTTTAACAGATAACATAGCAACTTATTCAGTTCTTGGCGACAACAATTTTTCAGAGGGTCAGAGCGTAGTCATTACTGGCGTCGGCTCCCCATTCAACGGAACTTTTACTATTCTTGAATCATCTCAATACGACCAAGATGCTTTTATTATTAAATCAAATTCACGCGTATTCATAAACGGAGATTACAGAGAGTTCGACGGTTACTTTACTGTCGCAATTACTAGCGCAGATATTATCGAAAGAAAAGTAATTCCATCCGGTTTAGCAACTCTTTCTGGCGCTTCAACTTATGTAGGCGTCGCAGCAGTCGAGTCCGCCGTTCTTGCAGTATCAGTAGAAGTATTTCAATCCCGAATCGCTCCAGGCGGACAAATCGAAGGTATAGATTTTACTCAAGTTTCACCATACCGTTTAGGCCGTAGTTTATTCAATCGAGTGTCAGGATTACTAGGCGCATATATTGACGTCGAAACGATGGTCCAGTAATGTCCACAATTTTAGACACAGTTAGACAACCTTTAGCCACTGCTTTTGCAGGTGTAACGGCTAACGTCTATGCATACGTCCCAGAGGCCCCTATGGTCCCGTTCGTAGTGACAGTCCCGGATTCTCCATATATTGAATTAGAGACCATTAACAAATCAACCTTGCACATGAAGATAAATCTAACTATTTCGGTTGCTGTTGCTTACAACTCCAACCCAGCATCACTCGATAATCTCGAGCAGTTAGTAATAAGCGTTCTGAAGGTAATTCTAGTCGGATACACAATCGGAGCAATAGAAAAACCAACGGTAACTCAAGTAGGGCCATCAAACGTTTTAGTGGCTGATATCAGAGTTTCTACCTACTACACACAAACAAACTAAGGATAAACAATGGCAACCACAGTAATCACAGGTCGCGACGTTTCTCTATCTTTCACAGGTGGAACAGATGTCGAAGCCCAAGCAACAAGCGCAGTTTTAACAAAGACAAACGTTCGTGAGGTATACCAGACTCTCGACGGCGAAGCCTACAAAACAGTAAACGTAGAAGGCACTTTTGCGCTTTCCATGCTAGCCGATTGGGGTAAGACTGGTTCAGTATGCGAGGCTCTATGGACTGCAGCCGAAACTGCTCCAGATACAGATATCAGCATCACGCTTACAGCGGCAACAGGAGCAACATTCGTGTTTCCAATTAAGCCAGAATTTCCAACTGCCGGTGGCGCTGGAACAGATGCGCAGACTGTAGACTTTACTTTCAGAGTATCACAAGGTTCAGTCGTAGAAACATTTAGTTAAAAACTAAGAACGGGAGCAAAAATGCAACAGAACATAACAATTAAATATAACGATGGGTCAGAACAGACTTACCAGGTACGTCCGCCGGATTACGCTCGATGGGAGATGGCAACTAAAAAGGTTATCTCCCAGTTCGGCGGGATGTACGACATCTTATTCGTGTCTCACAGCGCGATGAAACGAGATGCAGGCGGTAAGCCAGTTAAGCCGCTTGATGTCTGGATGGAAAACGTCGCAGATGTTGAAGTAGGCGATGCAGACCCAAAAGCCATCCTAGAGGAAGCGTAAGCCGACTCTTAGTGGAATTGGCAATCGCTACACATATTCCTATGGATAAGTGGGAGACTGCCGAAGATATTTTAACCGCAATAGAGATATTAGAAGCGAGGAATCATGGCTGAGGAAATAGCCTTCGATAAAACCGAACTTCGTAATGTATTTAAAGCGTTAAGGAATATGGATGAAAAAGCAACAGAAGAAGCCAAGCGCGTTTCTGGGGCTTTAGCAGATTACGCAAGAAACGAAGTGATTAGCACTGCTTCGGGGTTAAGTTCCCGGGCCGTGGCTAGTCGTATCGCAGAAGGCGCTCGAGTTAAGAAATCATCTAAAATAGGTGAAATCACTTACGGGTTCGCATCTCAGAAGTTCTCAGGTGGGGCAACTACCAAGGATATTTGGGGCGGTTCAGAGTTCGGTTCTAATAGATATAAGCAGTTCCCAGTATGGTCAGGTCGTGAGGGTCGCGGTTCTAAAGGATGGTTTATCTATCCTACGCTTCGCAAAATCCAACCGAAGATAGTATCTGAATGGACTGAATCGTTTACTAAGATTTTGAAGGAGTGGACATAATGGCCGGCACTAGTAGAGCCTTAACACTCAAACTTCTTGCTGATATAGATAACTTCACCAAAAATATAAATAAAGCCGATAATGAAGTCACTAGTTTTGGCGACAAAATTAAAAGTTTTGCCAAGGTTGCCGCTGCCGCTTTTGCGGTAGCAGGTGGCGTTGCTGTTAGGTTCGGTGTAGACGCAGTAAAGTCTGCTTCTGATTTATCTGAAACCATATCCAAAACTGGCGAAATATTTGGAGATTCTGCTAAAGAGGTTGAAGCCTTCGCTGCAACAGCCGCTAAAAGATTAGGACAGACAAAACAGCAAGCACTTGACGCAGCATCTACTTTTGCGACTTTTGGTCTATCGGCTGGATTATCCGGAAAAGAACTAGTTAAGTTTTCGACAGATTTTACTGGCCTTGCTTCTGACTTAGCATCATTTAACAACACAAGCCCAGAAGATGCTATTAACGCTATCGGCTCAGCACTTAGAGGCGAAGCCGAACCTCTAAGACGATATAACGTATTATTAGACGATGCAAGCCTTCGTCAGGCCGCGCTTGAATTAGGAATTATTAGCACTACTAAAAACGCTTTAACACCTCAGCAAAAGATATTGGCTGCTCAGGCTTTAATTTATGAAAAAACATCTCTTGCCCAAGGAGACTTTGCAAAAACTTCAGGAGGCTTAGCCAACCAACAAAGAATCCTTGGCGCTCAGATTGAAAACGTTAAGACAACTATTGGCATGTCTTTATTACCTATTGTTTTAGAAATGACTACTTTTTTTGCTACTAACGTTTTACCTATTATTGAACAATTAGGAAACGCTTTTTCCAGTGATGATGAAAATAGTTTTAGAAGCAAAATGTCGGCAGTAGTCGAGGCAATTAAGGGAGTGATTCTTCCAGCATTTAATGGGCTGGTTGCAGGCTTCGATTTAATTAGAGATTCTATTGAGCGCAACAGTGAGAAATTGCAACCATTCTTTACTCTTATTAAAGGGATTTCAGCCTTTATCGTGGCTTATCTTGCACCAGCAATTAGCCAAACTTTAGGCTTAGCCTTTAAGGCTGTAGGTACTGTTATCTCTACAGTTATTGACCAGTTCGCTAATTACCTTCAAGTTTTGACATCCATATTTAATGCGATTAAAAGAATTATTGATTTTGTTCAAAATGCTGGAAATATAGTAGGTAATCTTTTAGGTTTTAATAATTCTTCAAACGCAAGTTTTAGCACTCCGGGATTTAGTAACACTCCATTCACTCCTTCTGCACCAAGCGGGGGATTTTCAGGACAAGCGGTTAATATTACTGTAAACGGTGCAATAGATTCAGAATCAACTGCTAGACAAATTGTAAACGTTCTTAATCAGTCTTCTTATCGTGGAACCCTGGGTGCTGGTGCGTTTGCATGACAGCATGGACTCCAGAATGGGCGTTAGAGGTAAACGGCGCAGGTGATATAACCGACCTGGTTATAGCGGATTTAACAATTACTTCTGGACGTTCAGATATTTATTCTCAGCCCGTAGCAAGTTATTCTCGCTTTACGGTAAAAAACCTAGACCAGTCAGCCATTACTTACGATGTAAACGACTCAGTAGTAATCAAAGTAAAAAATTCTTCTGGAACTTATATTCCAATATTCGGTGGCGACATAACGGACATTGACCTAGTGGTGGCAACTGGAGAACCTGCCATTACACAGAATATAACTATTACTGCTTTAGGCGCATTATCTAAATTACCTAAAACTCTGACTGAAGGCATATTGGCTAAGGCTAACGATGGGGACCAGATTTATACAATTCTTTCCGAATTGCTATTTAACACCTGGCTTGAAGTCCCAGCCGCCGAAACCTGGGCTGCCTATAATCCTACAACTACCTGGGCTAATGCTGAAAACTCAGGACTCGGAGAAATTGACCGTCCAGGAGATTACGAACTGACTGCTCGTTCTGCTTCTACTACAGACGTTTATTCACTAGTGGCTAATCTTGCTAAATCTGGATTAGGTTATATTTATGAAGATTCTTCTGGCCGAATCGGTTACGCAGATTCAACGCATCGAAGCCAATATTTAGCGGCTAATGGTTATGCTTACGTGGATGGGGGTTGGGCTTACGCTTCTGGTATTTCGACCTCTAAGCGTTTAGGGGACCTTCGAAACAAAGTAACTATTACCTATAAAAATGGACAACAAGAAACCGCCGAAGATGCTACTTCGATTACTACTTATGGAGTCCAGGCTGAAAACATTCAGACCACTATTGAAAACGGGGCAGATGCAGAATCTCAGGCAGAATTTTATCTAGCCATTCGCGCCTATCCTCAGTACCAATTTAAAGCAATAACTTTCCCTATGGCTAACCCTAATATTCCAGATGCGTCTAGGGACCAGGCTTTAAATATCTTCATGGGCCTTCCAATAGATATTGAAGATTTACCGTTAAATATTGCGGGTGGACGTTATCAAGGCTTTATTGAAGGTTGGACCTGGACTAGCCGATTTAATGCTTTAGATTTAACTATTATTGTTTCGCCGGTTGCTTATAGCCTTCAAGCGTTCAGGTGGAATAACGTACCAATAAGCGAGACATGGAACACGATAAGTCCTACCCTGGACTGGAATAACGCTACAATAGTAGCCTAATCAAGGAGAATAATGGCAACGACTACTAACTATGGCTGGAGTACTCCAGACGATACTAGCCTCGTAAAAGATGGCGCAGCGGCTATCCGCACCCTTGGTTCGTCTGTAGATACAACTACTAAGGCGCTAAACCCTTCGACCACACTCGGAGATATTGAATACCGTTCTGCAACGGCTAACACAAACACTCGTTTAGGAATTGGAAGCACGGGAAATATCCTCACAGTTTCAGGGGGAGTACCCGTTTGGTCTGCTCCTGCTGGTGGTGGTGGAATAACATCTCTTGCAACAGGTAGTTTAACTGGCACTGCGGTCAATCTAACTTCAATTAGCCAAGCCTACTCAAATCTAGTTTTGGTCTTGCGCGATTGGTATCCAGCCGCCGATGCTGAAGGAATCTCGTTACGCATAAATAGCGTTTCAAGCGGTAGTTTTTATTATGGAGCAGTAATACATAGCGTTAGTGCCACTGTTGCAAACACTGGACCGCAAAATGCAATCTCAATTAACAACGGCGACCGAAACCCAAAAAATGAAGATAACAATAATGCTGCAATTTTTACTTTTTATGATTACACAAACGCAACAACTGCAAAACTGTTAGATGCCAATTTTGTTTACAAAACATCAACAACAAACCAGCAGGCAGCGTGTAATGGCGGATTTGCACACAATCCAACAACACCCGTTGCAATAACTGAGTTAAACATTTTATGTACAGGAACTGGCTTTGGCGGCGGTTCTTACCAACTATATGGAGTAAAATAATATGACTAAGACAAAACTACAGGTTAAAATTGTTAATGTTGAAACTGGCGAGGAAATCGTTAGAGATGCAAATGCCGAAGAAATTGCTCAGATGAAAATTGATGTTACTGCTAATGAAGCATTAAAAGTTGAAGCCCAAGCAAGAGCAAGCCAACGCCAAGAAATTTTGGACCGTTTAGGTTTAACTGCTGAAGAAGCCGCTTTAATACTTGGATGAAGCCTAAGTTATGCGCCGCAGGGGTTAAACTTCGCGACCAGATAAACAATGCCTACCCAGATAGAGATAAATCTAGTGATGGTTGGGTTGCAGACGCGCGACACCTTGCCGCAGGTACTTCAGACCATATACCCGATTCTAAAGGCTGGGTTCGTGCCCTGGACCTGGACCGGGATTTATCAGGTAAAAGTAAACCGGACCTCATGCCATATCTTGCGAATCAGATTCGTACACTGGCAAAATCTGACGGACGAATTTCTTATATTATATTCGCTGGAAAAATCGCTAGCCGAAGAAGTCTATGGCGTTTCATTAAGTACCGGGGGGTCAATCCGCATAATTCCCACCTTCACGTCTCGTTTACTAAAAAAGGCGACCAGGACGGTTCGCCGTTTAATCTCCCACTACTCAAAGGATAAATAATGAAACTAAACGCTAAGCAAAAAAAGGCACTCAAGGATTACGGTTTAGCAGTTTTGGCTTCGGCTGTAACAATGGGGGTTGCTTTACTT